AGAGTTTATCTCTCTTCTCTCAAGCGACAAGTCAGACAACTTAACTTTGTTTGTATTATGATCAAACAACTCACTGGTTAAGTCTAAATGCTTATCCTCTAGATCCTTTATTCTATCTTTTGCGTCTTCTATCTCCTGACGCTTTTGTGTAATCTCATCATCAATACTATCGAGATTAGTTTTTGCCTGATCTTTAATCTTGTCGATGTATTCCTTTTTACTTTCAATTTTTGTCTTCAGGATATCAATATTGTTTTCTTTGTCCTTGATAATCTCACGAACAGCAGACACTTTACCTTTCACCATGATATTCATAACAGTGAATATGTTAATGTCTAATAGATTTTCAACGATGTCTCTTCTATCCGTCGCAGACAACTGCATAAATGGAACATAGTTTGATGAACCTAACACGACAATCTGACAAAAAGACTTATAAGACATTTTTAAAATCTGCTCTTCTAAGATTCTCTGGTAGTCTTTCGCTTTAGCCTCTTGTGGTAACATCTCACCGTCAACATAGATGTCGAACACTTTTGGTTTTTGTCCTCGTCGAACGAGATATGACTTGGGACCGATGGTAAATTCTATCTCAACTATAGAGTCTTTTTCGTTAATACTATTTACGAGAGTGGACACGGTGATACCACGAAATGATTTACCAAACAAAGAATATGTCAATGCATCCAGAATTGTTGACTTACCAGCACCATTCTCACCTGTAATTAGGGTAAGTCCATGACGACACAAATCAACTTCTGTAAATGTATTTCCCGTTGAAAGAAAGTTCTTCCAACGAATCTTTGTAAACTTAATCATGCTGTAACATTACTCCATTCCACCAGTGGGGAGTGCTTGTTTTCCATTTTGCAAAATATGCTTTCTCTCCATGATAATAATTACGATATGCTTGCACAGCATCACCTACGACTTTATATTCTTCAGGCATTGCTTGTGCAAACTGGGTTTGGTGAATTGATAATAGATTATCTGGATATGTATCTTCAAAGAAACGACATAAAGACTCACACGAATGTTTTTTCGCATATCGAATAGTATATTCTTCGGTCAACGCAACAGCGTGTCTCGCTAACCAACGATAGTTTTCTTTTGATTGCATAATCCATTGTGTGCATGGATGACCCACGAAAGATGCTTTCCATAACAAACTTTCTCTAGGTTCTTGAAGTCTCCACCGTTTAATGCGGCGAGGTTTCTTACCCTTAGAGAAGTCTGTCCATTCAGAACCGTCAAGAACACGGTGTGCAGACGAAAGCATTTGACATGACTCCACGATCATTTTCACCACATGCTTGTCGCATGAGTATTCCGCAGCCTTGATTGGATCATTATCTAAAACAAAAATGTTCACAGTGTTAAACTCTCCATGTATAAATCACGAATCATTTTCTTGATCCTCTCTTTATCGCCTTCGCACTTAAGAGAATCAACTTCGTCTTGAATCAGTGTTAGTGTATCCTTTTTCATGTCAATGTCAACCTTTTCTTGCTCAAGATCTTCTTCTTCGACAATCGTAAGGTTTGCAACTTGGGCGTTATACAGCCCCTCCAAGAACTTATCAAACTTCACTGGATCTTTTTTATTTGATACAAAGACTTTTACGTAACGATTTTCATAACTGGAATAGAATAACTCATCGTAGGTTGTGTCTTCATCATATTTTAGTTTGTGGAACATTCGACTTGGGTTCTCAATATATGTAAGTTCCCGTGTTTCTGTATCTAAAACGTGAAAGCCTTTTGGTTCACCATGATCGCCGAAAGTTATCTCATAATGAGTTCCTAAGTAATGAATGTTGTCACGGCTTTGTTTGCAGTGAAAGTGACCACTCAGTACCTTCTCAAATCGTTTGAACAATTGGGGAGACATACCACCCCTATGCTTAACGCCTCTTAGTACCTCATATCCATCTAACTCTAAGTGACCAAGTAGTATTGGTGCATCTACATTTTTGATATAGTCTATGAATTCTTCTGTGTTCTCTTTATTCACCCACGGAAGCATGGCGATTCGTAACCCATCAAATTCTAGTGTTTTGGGTTTTTCGTAGATATTGAAATCTTCGTAAAACAATTCACGCATTGAATTGATTCGATTCGTATTTCTGTAGTAAACATCATGGTTACCCAATATGCAATGTAAATCAATATTACGATCTTTTATTGGTTGTAAAAAGTTTTCACGAACATGATTTAGCACGTTAAAGTTTACAAACTTTCTACGATCCATAAGATCACCAGCATGTAAAACTGTGGTGATATTATTCTCATCTAAGTAAGGGAAAAATGTGTCATGAAAAAACTCAGTAAAGTAATCAAGGAACAGTTGAGAATCACCTCTCGCTCCCCAGTGTGTATCACTCAGTATTGCTATCTGCATTTTTGTCCTTTTTCTTTTTCTTGGGTGTGAATCTTTCTATGTCTGAGTCACTTAGATTAAAATGTTGTTCCAGACTTCTGGTATCTTCAAAGTAATTTTCGGAGTAGTATCTTCTTAGAGAACCTTCCGAATCTTCCATTTGTATAGTCTTGAACTTAATGTAGTTTTGTTTCTTTTCTCTTTCGATTCTTCGTAGAAAAGCATAATACACAATCTGAGTAAAATATGAAAATGGATTTTTCGATTTTTCAGGATTAAAATTATGAGCATACATCAAGCAGTTTTCGATACCATCACCAATCATCTCATCTTTAAACGGATAATTCATAAAGTTTGGTTTGAAAGACAAGTGTTCAGCAATGTCAAGAAAGCACTTACCAATATATTCAGTAACAGGTGGTCTACCTTCTCCCATAGACTCTGCTTCATTTACATTATCTTTCCATTCACACATCGCTTTGAAAAATTCTTTGTTGTCAATGTATTGATTTTTTTTACTCATATTCTGTCCTTTTTATTCTTGACACAATGCTCATCTTATCATTAGAATTACCTTTGTCAAGGGGAAAGGGGGGAACAATTATTCATCTTGTTCTTCTGAATCTTTAGAGTCTTTAGAGTCTAGTAAATCATTAGGATTCCAAGACCAATCAGTCCACTCTTTTCCAAAATCTTCACGATCAATTTGGTCACTTGTGTCTGTTTCGGTGAACGTTCTCATACCCACATCATCATCCATGAGATCCATCATATCTTCTGGATCTAAAAAACCTTCTTCGATGAATTTTTTAATGATGCTAGGCGGAAAGATCATGTTCATGACTACAAATTCTTTTTCAGATTCTTTATTAGGTACGCCATTAATTGGATCAATATTATCCATGTTATCCTCTGAGTAATCATCATCGAACTTATCTTTCATGGATCTTAACATCTGAGCGATCTTCTCTTCAAGAGCCGCTTGTGCTTCCTCTTCTGTCATGTTATCAATTGCATCATGCTGCATTTGAATTTTATCATCTCTGTCTTTAGAGTCGTCATATAATTTAATTACTTCAACATCTGGTGTCAGAAAACTAACAATAAAATCTTTCGGGATTACGGTTTTAATCTGATTACTATGACGAAGCCAGTCCTTTAGAACTGTAACTTCTTTCTTACGACCTAATGGATCAGCGACCATCATGTTTAAAAATTCATAAGGTCTTTGCACTGTAACGCTATCTTTTTTCTGACCCACAATTCTGGTCACAATTTCTTCACCACTTTTTAGTTTTAATAATCGGTAGTCTTTACTCATGTGTTACCTTCCAAGTTTAGATTCTTATGTGTAAAATCAAACTTCTCCTTATTATATATCTTCACTCTCTCCTGCATGTGACGGTACGTGTGGTTAACGTATTTCAGATGTCTTAGATCATCGCTAATATCAAAAAGTTTTACCCTGTCTTTTACATCCGATTTTCTTAGTCCTCTACCAATAGATTGCAAAACACGAATAACAGATCTTGACGGAGAGGCAAAAATAATATTGTTGATATTTTTAATGTTGATACCAGTAGAGCATGTACCATATGACGCTATGAGTATCGAATCACGATCTACATTATCTACAAGTTTTCTAATATTTTCTCTTTGGGTTACATCAGTTCCCCCATGTATGAAATGAATGTCTTTATCTGGACATTTATCTAAAATCATTTCATGTAGTGGAACACCGTGTTCTTTTACATAATTGAAAAGTAGTAGAGTATTGCCTTTTAGTTTACATGATAGATCCGTGATAAATTTGTTTCTCGGCTCATTGTTGATTATCCACTTGATCTCATCAATATATTTCGCTCGTTTATTTTCTTTGCAAGATTCTTTATTATATCCCAAAAGAAGACAATCGATTTTTAGTCTAGACAACAGATCTTTATCCATTAGTTTTTTTGTCGTTGTAACATTCTTGACCAACCCAAATAAACCTTCAATGACAAGTTTATGAGTTTGCGATCCGTCCAGCGTTCCTGTAGTACCTATTCTGTGATCGCAGTTTTTCAATTTAGTCATGATACCCGTGAGAGATTTAGCCTTAAATAAGTGACACTCATCACCGAACACACAATGAAAGTCCTTGAAAAACTTTTCATGTTCTCTGTGTATACTCTGCCATGTGGATATCACTATTCTTTTGTCCGTGGTTTTTTCTTGACCAGACATAATGTAATGGCAATTGTCATCCACTGACCAATCACACTTTTCTGCGTAGTCTCGAAAGTCACTCATCATTTGAGAAACTAAAGAGGTTGTAGGTACAATGATTAAAATTTTCTTGTCGGGAGGAAGTTTATTTAGATAATAACGAAGTAATGTGTAAATGATTAAAGACTTACCAGACCCCGTAGGAGAGACGAGAAGGGTTCTCTGCTGCTCTAGAGCGTGCTTAATTGCAGAAACTTGATGCTCGTATGGGTCAAAAGGAAGTTTCAGATGATCACGCATGTATTTAAGCAAACTATCGTCAGAAATAGTATGTGATACCATTTCTAAGTCGTTCTTAAGAGTGTAGTTTCTTTCGTTTGCAAAGTCAGCGAGGTAATCGATTAGACCTCGGTAAAACGTTTGCGAGTGCATATTGTATAGTCTTATTTGACCATCCCATACTTTATTCTTATAGGCTGGTGTATATTGGTAGTTAGGAACTTTGAATGTAAAAAAGTCTGAGAGTTCTTTTGCTATAGATCTCTCACAGTCAACTTTAACATATACACTATCGTATGGTTTGATTGTAATAAGATTAGTTACCATTCGTAAACTTGATCCAATCAATAGCAGATCTGATATACCATTGTCTGTCAGACATAGTTTTTACTACTGATTTGAGATACTCTACCTTCTCTTTCTGGTACTCAACTTTGTTTGATAACGATACAATCTCATTATCGGAATCTATGAACTTATCTAGGTCTTGTTTGAGTATGTTCAAACCAAAAGGCTCCCACTCTCTTTCCTCTAATTCTTCCATACTCATTTTACCTGTATAGTACAACCATTTGATTTTACGATGTATACGGAACTCACTCTCAATTTTTGCTAAGATGAGTTTTTCGTCTAACAGAAAATTCAAATATTTGTTATGAAGTTGTGGTGTCTTTAGAGCCTCGACATCTAATTCTGTTTTGTCGATCTCTAAGTCCTCTTGTACCATAGATTTCAATTCGTCCAATAACATAAAAACTCCTTTGTGAGAGTTTAGTCTGATTACATAAAAAGTCAAGTCTTACTCAGGCAGAATATCGTAGTGTGTGAACTTGAATGTTGCGTCCACTATAATAGGCTCAATGTCAGTAATCGTAGAATCAAAATTCACTGAACCTAAACTCGTGGGTATGACATCCGTAAATCTCACAGTTTTTATAACCCTTGAGTTACTATTCAAAACATGCAAATCTGCCGTAGTTGTAAACCTTTCCCTACCTTCAAACTCTGTCACATCTTTTAAATTAGCACAACTTCTCAACCAGTTATGCATCTCTAAATAATTCTCTAAATTTTCATCGACCAAAAAGGAAATCTGTAGGTCGCCGTAACTGTACTTGTCTCCTGCTTTGAAAACTCTAGCACCGAATCTAACAGGCTGTTCGATTCCATCTAATGTAAAATCAGGTATATTCGCCCTCTGACAAAAATAGGTTATCTTCGGTGTTTTACTTAACGTAAACCTAAACGAAGTATTCATGAGATAATTGTTAGTCTCAGGTTGTCTTAAAGCCTGTGCCTGTAATGCGTTTGAAATCGATATTTGGTTCTCAGCAGTGTATCCCATACATTATGTATATCGTTTTCTACTACGGGCAAGTATCGCAACACCCATGAGTGATAAAACGCTTGGTGTTGGTATAACATAAAATTCTGGAACAACTGTGAAGAAAATACCTGCATCACTTTCACCTTGAATTATGCCAGGGCTTTCGATCCAAGAATCTGCGTATGCGATCACGAACATCGTAGCGAACTCCCCAGGCATCAAACCCGAGGATTCCAAGTTTCCCTCAGTCCCCCAGTCCCAGTTATAGAGTCCTGTCTCATATGCAAAATTAACATAATCTGGATTGTTATAGAGTGCGTCGAGTTGATCTACGATGGGAGATGTTAGATAGCCTGGAATTGATAAAACTGATAGTTCATCTGTTTTTATTCCTGTGAAAATATCAAAGTCTTCAATCGCTGATTCTGATTCTATGTTGTTATGTAGAGTATATGTTATGAGAATTGCATTGTCTGGAACACCTACAAAATCTTGTTGATCATCTTCGGTATAAACAGCAGTTTCAACAAAAGCGTTCCACCGCTCTCCGTATACGTCCGACTGTTGGTAATATTCAGGATTTCCGATTCCAGCAAGATCCGCCACAGCGGTTGTAGTTATAGCAAGTGCAAGTGTTCTCAACATATTTTTTCTCCATATTCGTAAGTACTTCCTATTTATGAATTTGAATTTCCCCAAGCGGCGAGGATTGTCAAGATTGCATCGAACACATCGTCGTATCTTTCTGCGTCATTTAGAACCATCAATAAGTCTCCAAAATCTACTCTGTCATCATAGTTCAAGTCTTCCCAGATTGTGGACTGAGTAGCATCCCCGAAGTAACCAATGGTTTCGTAATAATTCCAGTGTGGTAACCCGTCATACTTATTCAGGTTTACACCACCCTTGAATCTTACATTTCCCTTTGTGGTAAGTTGCATAAAAGGATTCTCGCCGATCTTTGCATTTTCAGCATTTGAATTTACAACAACAATAAGTCTTGACAATGTAAAAATATCATTGTTTTCACCCAAGATCAGATTGTTGGTTTGGTTCAATCGGTATGGAGTTGCGACACCAGCACACGGGTAGTTGTCACCAAGACCAGGCACACCGACACAATCGGGAAGATCACCCATTGGAAAGTGTGAATCAAAATCCTGTCGTGGATCTTGTCCTAAGAAGTAGCGAAGCGGACCCGATGGTGTTTGCTCTGCGGTGGACCAAGTGTCTCCCCACGGAACATCGCTCGGGTGATTGTTCCAGAATCCTTCCTCGGAAGTTGTCACAAGAATAAACGGTGTTTGAGTTGCGATTCTAGCACCGAGTCCAGAGTAACCAGCGTTCAGTGGTAAAATACAAGTCGGTGTTTCCGCATCAATAAAGAAACGATACGTGTTCCCATAAGGAGTCATACGACCCATATTTTGGATACGAAGTCCAGTAGAACAGTCTTCGCCTGGATCATTGTCATCACCAAGAGCAATAATAGCAGATAAAAGTAATTCAAGCATCGCAATCTCCCCATTCAGATAAAACTTTCAATAAAGCAGAGAAGCCGTTATTTGTTCGTGGATGATATTTAAACCCAGCAACGTCGCTGAGAACTTGCAACAAATCTTCAAAACCAACAATACCATCTTCGTTCAAATCGGAAGGACAAGAATTATCGGCATAGAAGTCTACAAAGTATGGATTCGGGTCACATGGATGGTCATTACCACAGGCCCAACGAATTACTCCACCACTTCCAAAGTAATCAGGACCAGTAAATCTTGCAATATGAAAAGAGCCAGGGTGTTTCTCGCTTCCCCAGTCAACGTCAGGATTCCATCTAATCAAATCACCGTAATCATTTTGACTTGGTGAACCGCAACATTGTTGCCCTACAATGGTATCACGGTGGGGCCAGAAGATTAGTGTGTCTGACTCTAGCAGATCCTTGTGTTGCTGCTGCACCAATGGATACTTGTATTGTGGAAACTGACTGCCGTACTTCTTACCGAGTGGACCATGCAAAAGCCATGAGTCACACCATGCGTATTCAAGATCCACCAAGTCACCTTGATTGGGGCAGCAACTCTGCATTTCCCATTTGACTGGTGTGAACTTCGCACCGAGATACATCCAACGCTGGTATGGGTTTGCTTGAATGCAGTCCCAATAGGTGCCAGGAATCGAACAAGGTACAACCGTTCCATCGTCCTGCACCCATTCATCAAATGTGGTGTATGGTTGCCAGTAATCAATACATTCTTGACAGTTATCTAAAAAAGGATAAAAGTTATCATTGTGGTTCTTGAAAACATTACCGTCAATAGACCACGCAAAGGCACGAGTAGGTGACTCATTACCGTAGGTACTACCAATCTTGTATGGTCGGCGTGGATCTCCGTTGGGGTAACTAAATTCGGGATCGAATCCACTTTGAATATAAACATCAAACGTTCTACCAAAGGGAGTAAGTCTACCTAGATCATCAATCCACATTGCAACAACATCTGGGTCAGATGGTTTACCACCATTATCCTGTTGAGCAAAACTAAATGAAGAAAGCAAACAAACTGTAACTGTTAAAAAATGTCTCATAATATAGACCTCCTGTTTACTATGTATACGAAAAGAGGGGGGTCAAAGACCCCCCTCTCTTACTTCACTCGGAGTTTTTATCTATTAGGTTCCAGAGTTACCATGAAGGTTAAGGACTCTAAAGATACGATAGTATTGGTTAGCACGGATGGTGAGTGTTTCACCGTCAGGCGTACCGTTCGCAGCACCAGTCGTCGTCACGAATGGGTTAGAAACCAGACCGTAACGAGTCTTGAATCCGATCTTAGGCTGGAAGGTATTTTCACCAACCGCACGCACCATTTGCAACGGAACGTATGGGCAGTAGAACAATCCAGCATCATACGGGTTCGTACCTTTATAACCAACAGTAACATAGTTAGTTGGTCTGTTGTTAGTAAAGGTGGTTGATGCTTCGGTTGCGAATGGGTCAATGTAGACCTTAAACTTACCGTTAAGAACACCTGCGAATGTGTTACCTGTATCGTCGATGTTCAGGTTAACATTCAGTGCAGGAGAGATGTTGAGGTATCCACCCATTGCGAGAGCAGACGCGGTATCAGCATCACAGATGATGACGTTACCTTTTCCTCTACGAGTTTGCTTGGCGATAACGTTTGCTTCGCGTTCGATTTGGAACATGAGTCCTCTCCAACGCTCTGCTGACCAACGACCGTCAGAGTCGGAGTCGAGGTCATACATACCACCTTGACCTGTGCCTGGGTGACCAATCACTGGTGTAGCAGCATTAGCGTATGTCAAGTCTTTTTGCTGGGCACCGAGTTTCGCAACACCGTAGATGGTACGAATAATCTCGCGGTTGATTTCAGCAAGGATTTCCGTACTGAGAATGTTAGCGAGTTCGGTTTCAGCGTCAAGACCATGAACAGCACGCAAGTCTTGGGCGAGTTCAGTCGTGTATTCCGCTTTCAGGGCGCGTGTCTTCGCTGTTACGGAAGTACGCTCGATGCTGAATGCCATAGCATTGAATGAACTGTTTTCACCAAGTGCTTCAGCGGAGTCTCGGCCCATAGGACGACCAATAGAGATACCAGAAGCGGTGACACCCAATAATGGGTCCATAGACACAGCAGCAGTCGCACCACCAGTACCACCGAAGTTACCTGCTTCTGCGAAGAGGGCTTCGTTGTTTCTGTCAGCACCACTGAATTGTGATTTGAGTGCAAAGATAAGACCTGTGGGGGCGCTCATAGGCTGAACACCACAGACATCATATGCCATTAAGTTAGGCATAGAACGACGTACAAGAGAGATCAGAATTGGGTCGTAACCACCAAGTGGTCGTTGTGACCCGTCTACACCTGAAAGACCACCAGAACCAGCATGGTTCAGTGAGTTAGGCGCTTCGGTCAGCGATTGCTCTCTAAGTGCTGATTCTTGATTCTCAAGAAGAGCAGCAGTAACTTTTCTTCTATAACCATCTTCGATGTTGGGCATCGCTTGATGATCAAGAACTGGTGACCACTTCTCAGTGAGTTGGTCGTAAGGTGTAACTCCGTTAAAATCCATTTCTATCTCCTTTGATATAGTTGTATACTACTCTTTATAGTTATAATAATCTATTTTTCAAGAAACCTTGTTATCGTTTGCAGTTTTAGCAACTCTGCTAAGTGCATTTGTGTACGCACTCATGTAACCTTCATTGGACGCATCCGTTGTGGTAGACACATCAGTATCTTCTGTTAAGACACCTTCTGAAAGATAATTATCCTTCAGAACTTCGAGTTTACCACGGAAACTATCTTCGTCCGAAAAATCAAGGTTTTCAGATAACGTTTTCATTTTTTCAGTGTCCGTATCAACTAAGTCTTCTGTGACTTCTGCAAAAATTTCATCTCTTGTTTTTTCTGCAACTGTCTGTTTAAGTTCGATGTTATAGTTGAGTTCGTTATTGAGTTTTTCTTCTAAATCAACAACAGTTTGTGCAAGACTTTCTACCAAGTCATACTTCTCATCTGGAACTTCGATGTAGTTTGACTCGAACAGACCTTTCAATCCGCTCAGGAAGTTTTCTGCAACGTCAGCACGAATACCCGTTTCAATAGCGAGTTCGTTGTCTTCCATCCACTGTTCGACAACATAGGAGAGGTAGTCGTCAAGTTTCTCGGCAAGTTCTTTGGATACTGATTCAGTATGTTCAGCGATTGCTTCTTCGTACTGAATAGTCAATGCTTCTTCTACTTGTGCTGCTCTTTCATTCAACGCTGTTTCAAAGATAGTCAAAGCCTTAACTCTGAAGTCTTCGGAAAGTTCTTCACCCGAGAAGAGGGCATCAACATGCTCTTTCACAGATCCAACTTCACCAACGTTTCCTTGATTTTGCGGAATCTTACCAGCCTTAGCCTTAGATGGTTTTGTTTTGATGGTCCCTTGGTTTTTACCAGAGGC